CGCGTCGCTCGTTAGGTAAGCATCAAGTGCAAGATTTATGTTATCAGTCCACCCGAAGGAATTACCCCTTTTGACCTTCAGATAATCTTTGAAGCTGAAATTCCCGTTTAGCTGACTGAACTTGTAAGAGGAAACAGACCCATCGTAGTTACCTACTCCGGTATTAATGGACGAAGCGACTACCGCCCCCGTAGTATCCACGCTAAACTTACTCACCCCGCCCACCTGCAAATCCATCAACTTGCTGCCGACAGCGCTTGCGGTGTCGGTGACATCTGCTTTGATCAACGTAAACGTATCTGCCGCATCATTCCAGGTCGAGGCGATGTTGAGCGCTTGAGCATCATCGGTGAGGGTGCCCTGGGAGATGTCCAGCGTGGTGCCTAGATAGGCACTCTTGATCCTGACACCGGTAGACGCTAGGTCTCTCACATTGTCCCCAGTTGGCCCGAATGCGTGGCCGGTTGTTAATTGCCACGTATAGCTCCCACTAGCGCCTAACGTGAGCTGGTTCCCACTACCTGCCTTAAGCTTAAGCTCTCCGCCTGGCTCAACATGAATGCCCCGTGCTAATCCCGTCTCTGCCTCAGTGCCGATGACGAAGGTGTCAGCCGTATCGTTCCAACCGATATGTGCCCGCTCGTAATTGGTGGCACTTGTGTAGGCGTTATAGATGTTGTAGGTCTGCGCATTAACACCGTTGCGTTGAGCTAGGGTGTCGGTTGCGTCACCTTGTAAGAATGGACCGGTGTTAATGCGTAGACCTACAACATCTATAACGCCTACACTATCCACGCTGAACTTGCTGACTCCGCCCACCTGCAAATCCATCAGATTGCTGCCGACAGCGCTTGCGGTGTCGGTGACATCTGCCTTGATTGCTGTAAAGGTAGTAGGCGCGTTGTTCCAAGTAGGCGCGACAGATAGAGCAGCGTCAGGCGTTGTTGTCCCAATGCCGACATTCCCCTTTAGAGCCGTAGTGACAATAGAGTCATCACCTAAGACAACGCTATTAGAGCCAAGACCTACTGCGTTTGTGCCTATGACAATCTGATTGACTGCGGCATTGACACCCTTAGATCTATTTCCGATGAAAATTGAATTATTCGCAGTGGCTAAACCAGTAATATCATCAGGCTGAAAGCTACCTGAGTCCCTACCTACAGCTACGTTAGCACTTCCTGATGAGAGGGAGTACAAGGACGTTAGTCCCAGTGCGACGTTTGTAGATCCGCTAACGCTTGAGGACAGGGCTGCGAATCCGAGTGCTACGTTGCTGGTGCCAGATGTGTTACTGTTGAGAGAGTTTCGGCCCGCGGCGATGTTGTTAGACCCCGTGCCGTTGTTGTAGAGTGCCTGGAAGCCAGTGGCGACGTTACCCGAGCCCGACGTATTGTTGGCGAGGGCCTGACTGCCGGTGCCGACGTTGTAGTTGCCAGTTGTATTGCCCAAGAGGGCCTGATACCCAGTTGCTGTATTTAGTGTCCCTGTCAGCAGCGCACCACCCAGAGCGCCGCCACCTACGCTTACATTAAACAGCGCAGAGTCATTGTCCAGGACAGTCACTCCGTCTTTCTGATACGCCCCGGTTGCGGATACATCTCCACTAGAATCTACGCTAAAAATGCTCAGTCCCCCTACTTGCAAATCCAACAGATTGCTGATTATTCCTGAATTGGCGAGTAGGTTGTTGTTGATTAGCAACCCAGTCGCTCCGCCCGCGATTGCCTTATTAGTAGTATAGTCTACAGTTAGCGCTACCTCATTCCCTAAGGATTTATCTAGGACGATCGGCGTAGATGGCGTTATTTGGGTGTCTGCGTTAGCGACGAAGGCTCCCTCGCCGACAGCGTCAATAGCTGCTTGTTGGAGAGTCGAAACGGGCTTGTCTACATCACTCGTGTTGTCGACGCTACCCAACCCAACTTGAGTAGCAGTTACAGTGTGGGGGTTGTCTACGCGAGCCTCGTGCGTTGAGAGGCTCCCGCTAGTTGCGTTGATTTGGTTCTGGATGTTACCCGTAGCACCGGACAAGTAGGCCAACTCAGCAGGAGTTGCCCCCGCGAGAGCCAGAAGGCCTGCTGTGAGGTCTTGTGCCGTCCATCTTCGCTCGGAACCAGACCCCGCCCCTGAAACATAACCAATGACGAAATCGGAGGAGGCAATGTTAGCATCTCCTTGGGTAAATGATGATAGATCTGGCATGTAGTTAGGCGTTTAAAATCCAAGGATCTCCTGCGAAAGTCGTGAGAGGCTCCCCTGCAAAAGTTAGAATCTGGTCTTCTGGGACGCCTGGCGTGGAGAGACTTACTGTTTCTTGCGTAGCGGAGCAAATCATAGACACGTTTCCCGAATTGCCGCGTAGTCTTAAAATGTTGTCGATCTGGTAGTCAGCGTATGACACTCGGAGGATGTCTGATGTGGTGACACTTGACAGGTCAACAGTAAGCCCTACAAATTCCGTGGAGAATGAAGGTTGATCTCTATCAGATGCCCTAAGGTTTCTACCGACCGCTTCCTCTGATAGCCAGACGGAAGTCACAACTTCCCACTCGCCAGAAGGTTGACCATAAGCGTCTACGCCGTCAACCCTTCGAAGAACGTCTGCCTCGATGTCTCTGTGGCCACTAGTCAAGACCGATTCTGGTTGCATTAAACGCGTCGGCTTCTGCGACTGCCTTAGCTGCCGCCGCCTTAGCTGCCGCCGCCTTAGCTGCTGCCTTAACTGCTGTTCCAGCCCGTTGGGAGTCCTCGTCATCGGGCAAGGACGCTTCCTTTAAAGTTTCTTGTGCTTCCTCGAGGGAGCGCTTAACCTCGGCACTCGTTGAAGGGTAGGCCGGAAAAGTTACAACGGAGATGTCCCGCAAAGATGTTACGCGGAACACGGTCCTAACGATTCCAGAAGGTTCCTGTGAGAACTTCGAGCCTTCGCGTGCTTGAAACCGAAACGAGCTTTGGTCAATGTCGCCCCGACTCATGGCCGACGCGAGTGCTCTAGATTCAGGCTGAGCTACGTTAAGGTCAAAAGAGTAGCGAAGGCCTTCCTCGTCGACTGACAATCGTAGAGTGTTCTCTTCCCGGTCGCCTTTGTATCGAGCGAGAGGCACGCCTTCATGGTTGATCAACGCCCTAACGTCGGTATCAGGATCCTCTAGGATGCCGTCGAAAGCGCCAGGCGAGATAATCTCCCGCCAGCCCCCCAAGTCCTCGGAAACCTCATTAAACCGGGCAGCGTAGCCACTGACAGGGATGCTACCCTCCCCTGAGCTAAGGGCGCGTAGGGAGTCCTCAGAGAATGAGTCGAAAGCACCTAGTAAGTTTCTTGAATCGTGTGATGTCTTGCTCATAGTCTGCTGAGGATCTCCCTAGCGTCTGGATAGTCAATATGCCGCCCGGTGGCCCGAATACTAGCACTCGAAACGAGAGATTCAGCCAACTCAGAGACGTTTATAGGGTTTCCAAGTTCTTCCGATGCCGCTGCGATAGGCTCTAGCCTCATTGTTGCCGCTCTTAAGTGGTCCAATAGGAACTTCTCAACCCGCTCCCCTTCGTCATCCTTGCCCCGTGCTCTTGCTAGTGCTTTCTTCTCCCGCTCGGCCAAGGCTCTCAAGGCATCGCCTAGGATTGGCTCCAACGTTAGTGATAGGTTGCGCTCGCTCTCCGGCTCAGTCTCTGCCTCTGCCTCTGCCTCTGCCTCTGCCTCTGCCTCTGCCTCTGCTAGTTTCTGTCTCTTCGAAGCCTCCCTCTCGGAAACCGTCGCATGATTCATCGGCAGCACGAGCTCATCACCGCCTTCGGTGGGCGCAAGGCCCTCGCCCAGCCGGGCTTCGTTAGGGGTCATGATCCCACCTAAGACAAATTTCTCAGAAGCTTTCGAGCGCTGCTCGGCGTCGCCTTTAAGGATCTCGCGGACATCGTGCCTAATGCAATACCCCGCTTTTCTCTCGGCAGACGTTAGCCACGTGTTACACAGAACCGCCTCGATAAAATTGATCCACGGTAGGAGCGTGTCAGTATAGAACTCACGACTCATTTGCTCGATGTTTGAAAAAGTAGCCCGGTCTAGGGCGCCAACTTTGTGCATTGGAACCCGGAATATCCTGGCAATCTCCTCAACGCTAAACTTCTGAGCCTCGATAAATTGAGCATCGGCTAGGCTCATCGAGATGGGGTTGTATTCGGTGCCTTCCAGGAGGATAGCGGTTCCGGTGCCCGATCTGGCCATCTTCATTTGAGACTCCCACTCGGATCTCATCTGTTGACGCATGTCCTCGTTCCGGTAAGCACGCATACCCACCGACAAGATCCCGCTGAGTCTAGCACCGCCCTCAAAAGTGGCCACCCCGTGCTTCTGTTGGGCTTTAGCGGACGCTAACGCGTAGCTTGCGATGGGAGAACAACCAATAACTCCATCGAAGGTTAACCCTAGGAAGTGGGCAATCTCTGGCTTCATCGCAACAGCAGTCGTGTTGCTGTAATCGGTGCCATACTCGTAGACCATTCTACCGTTAGATTTGCGCTCTGGCAGGACGTAGTCTGTGAGCAGAGGCTCTACCCTGTCGACTCTCCCCCGGCTCCATCCGTTCAGAGCATACGAGTTGCCTCGCAGGACTAGTTGCGACGTTATCGCAGTTCTAACGCTCGCCCACGTCATCTCCTCATTTGGGACATCTCGTAGGAATCCGTCGAGGTAGTGACCAGCCTCCCTGGTGATAGCTCCCTCGACTTTCTTGTAAACGTGTAAGGGTAGCGACGAGATGCTCTCCGAGATAACCTTGACGCATGCCCAAACACAAGACATTTTCATTGCGGACGTCGCTGAGGACTCCCCAAAGCTGTCTAGATCCGCTTCAGGCCCAAACACGTCATGGGAGGAAATAGAGCGAGAGCCTTCTTGGTCACGGTCAACCATTTGGGAAGTTTCGCTGTCGAAATAATACCGGCTCATAGATAGCTAGACGCTAGTGTAATCCCTGCTGGGGAAAATGCATCCCCGTTAAAGCTAGACTGGAGAGACTCAGTCCCAGAAGGCAATCGGGCATTCAGGGGCGTCGTTCAACTCGGCATCAGCTAAGGCAACTCCAAGGGCCATGATGGCCGAGACAATGCCGTCTATCTTCTTGGCTGAATCTTGGCTCTTGTCAGGCTTAATATTTCCAGCAGGGTCCAGTTTAATTACAACATTCCCGGCCATCCACTTGAGGACAGGATTGTCGAAGTGATTGAGTTCCTTCCCGATGACCATGCGCTCGAAGTCCTTGGACGGCGTAGACATCGAAACGAACCCCTGGCCAAACGCCGCAACATCGACACCCTCATCCTGTAGCTCCTGGATCATTGCATGAGAGAAGGTTCTATCAAAACCAAGAACTCTAATTTCATGGTCTTGAAAATCCTCGAGGATCCTCTTGTTGATGAAACGATAGTCGGTCACGTCTCCAGGTGTCACCTCGACGTGACCTTGATTCACCCACCCCTGATACGGGGTCTGACTGCTGCGCTCCCTCTCTGCCACGCTCGCTTCCGGTGCAAAGAATCGCACCAGAAGTTGCCACTTTTCGAAGTCACCTTGCGGAGGGAAGAGCATGGCGAACGCCGAGAGGTCCGAGACTTGAGCGAGATCGAGCCCCGCGTAGCAGTAACAACCTAAGAGGTCGTCCTTAGTCACTCCTTCCTCTATGCACTCCTCCCATTTGAGCATGTCAAGCCAACCTTCACTGACCGACACCCAGACATTCAACCGCTTGGTCTTGAAGTCTGCCAGGAGCCTAGGGGAACTCTTGGCCCGGTTGTAAGCGTCGGCAAAAGATTCTTCATTGACGCTCTCCGAGAAGTTTGGATTAGCTTTCTCCCAACTCTCAGGGTCGTCGATGGCATCGTCCTTATCAATGGTGTACACGATCCCCCAGAAACTATCGTCCTCTGCCGTCTGCTCAAGGATCATTTGAACGTGGTTCTCCAAGTCGCGACATATACCCTCGGTGTTGCTTCCGGCAGTCGTTATGGATAGCAATAGGGGCTGAGAACGGGCCCCAAAGGCCGAGTTGATGACGTTATGAAGGTCCGGGCTCTTGTGAGCGTGGACCTCATCGAGGATAGCGCAGCTAGGGTTGAGTCCATCCAAGGTCCCGGCCTCCCTACTT